ATCGTATAGGAGACTCCCCCAAACGTGCCCGCGGTAACCGAGGAGGCCGGGATGCTCGGGGTCTGGAACCGCGCCGTCGTCGCCCCGGTCGCCTGTAGGATCATCCCGCTCGTAAGCCCCGACACACTATGCTCGGGACCGAGCGCGGTCGTCGTCGCAAGAACGTGCAAGCCGGGAGCAGGGTTTCCCCACGCGAGGGCCCCGCCGCTGTAAATCAGTCCTTGACCGTTAGACCCTGTAGGGCCAACCTCAAAAACACCCGAGCCGCCGTCATAGACAAAAATGCGTTCGTTTGTAATCCCGGTAAAAGCCGTCGATGTTAAGCCCGTCCCGCCATAGTCTTTGCCAATCGAGGTCCCCTGCCAGACGCCGGTAGCAATCGTCCCGACCGAGGTAAGGCTAGAAGCCGTAACACCTGAGGCAAGCGTAGTTCCCGTCAAGGTCCCTGCGGCGGCAGTTACCGTGATGTCGGCACTCCCGTTAAAGGCCACCCCGTTAATATTGCGGGCCGTCTGTAGGGTCGTGGCGGTCGTAGCGTTCCCGGCGAGGGCCGCGGTAACCGTTCCGGCGGAGAAGTTACCAGAGGCATCGCGGGCTACGACCTTGCTTGCCGTGTTATTTGGCGTCGCATCGACATTCGTTGTAACACTCGCGGATCCGTCGTAACTCCCGCCCGTTAGGTAGTTGCCGAGCGTTAGGGTCGCCTGTCCCGCGATGCTCGTAGCTTGCGTGTTACTAAGGAAATCATCCGGGATGCCGATAGGCGTCCCGCTCCGCGCCGTCCCGGGCGTCCCGTCGAGGAACCCTGAGAGCCGGTAAAACACACGGTACCATCGGGTAATCCCGTCCGACGGTAGAACATCGACATAGGTAGATGTAAGGGGCGGGAGCGTGTCAAGATCTGCAAAAGTTCCCGGGGCCCCGGAGACATTCGGAGCCCGCTGAACTACGATGTTATAGCCCTCGACTGCCCCGATCGTTAACGCAATACCGGTCGTCTGACCCGCGTTCGGAAATGAGGTGTAGAGCTTCATCTTCGGTGCGGCGGGTGCCGACACCGTGTTAAGCGCGGCGGTCGTAACAGTCGCCGTAGCAAACCCGGAATATGCCCCCGTCCCCTCGTCCCGGAATGCAACCCCAAACGTATACTGCGTTGACGGTGTAAGATCCCGAACGATTGTTGATGTCGACCCTGCCGACAGGGTGCCAATCCGGAATGCGGTCCAATCCGCGGGCGCGGAGGCTCCCGGGTAGGCAAAGATGTCAAGGGGATCTAAGGTGTTCGGTGTTGGGCTCCCCAGACCGATCGTAAACGTTACCGCGTCTGCCGTAACGTTTGAGGTCGTAAGCGAGTTTGGCGCAACCCACGCGCCGAGGTCGACATAGGCCCACGCGGTCCACGCCGACGCACGAAGCTCTGTCTTTTCCGTGCGCATCCGGACGTACACGCGGCTCCCCGGGGGGACAACGGGAAGCGTAAAGGCGATCGTCGGAATCGTGCCCGGGCGGAATCGTGTAAAGAGAGTGCCCGTCCTCGTCGTCGGTGTCGTTGCAGAAATCTGATACTGCACCGCAAGGGTAACATTCGAGCTATTCAGGGTCGCGGCATTCGTAACGGTCGCGGTCGCAATCCGACGGGGTTCCCCGGGCCACGCGGCAAGCGTAAAGGTCGGGGCCGTCGGTTGAGCACTTACCCCTGAATCGACAAGCTTGTAGCTCGGGCCCTCCGGGGTCTCCGTGCGACGGACGATCTGCGCGATCCGATTGCCAACGTTTGACTCGCCGATCCGGTAGTTCTTGTTTGGGTAATACGAGGCCGCGATGTTTACCTCGTCGCCAACCTGTAGGTTCGCGGCAGAGGAACTCGCAATAACCTGTACCTCGGACGCCACCGCGCCTCGTCCAAAGCGGTCAAAGCCTTCCGCGACAATCCCTGTAAAGAACCGTTGCACGACCTCAGGCGAAAACGCAAACGCCCCATTACTCGCCGATCCGTCGTGAATCATCCCCGGGATCTCATACTTGACCTCCTTCGTCGAGTATGTCGAGGTGTCCGCGTTCTGTGCGGCGATCGTAACCCCCTGCGCCGTTAGGCCGTCAGGCGGTGGGGGATCCCGAAGCTCAGGGTCCTGATCAAAGACCGAGAAACTGGTTGACGTTAGGCGGAAACCAGTAACAACGGTGCCTTCGTCGAGGTCATAAATAGCGGGCGGTGTGTCGCCAACGATGTCTGCGTTAGCAATCGTAATCGTCGGTGTCGCACTATTACTGATGCGGGTCGGGAAGAACTCTTGCTCCCCTGCCGCGTTCGTGCGCACAGAGAACCCGAACGGGCCGAAAATCGACGAGGACAAGAACTCGCCCATATTAACGGGCTCGGTAATCCGTAGCGCGAGGCGGACATCCGTGCCGACTGCGGCCTTCGTACTCGTTACCGAGGCGGCGTTAAAGGGGATGTTAACCGTTTCGTAGAGCTTAGAAACAATGTCAACCGGATGCTCGTCGATATAAAGCGCACTCTCCGGCGCGACCTCCTGACTCACCAGACGCACCCGGACCTTAGCATTCGTCGACGGATAGGAGGTCGACTGCCCCGGTGTAAGTTGCACAAAGAGATAGTTCTGATCGCCGAACGGCGGGATCTGAACTTGCCCTAAGCCCGTCAGCGTATATCCCGGGGGAGTAAACATTCCGCGGACGGTGCCGTACCATACGCTTGCCCCGGACTCTACGATCGCGAGGACAGAGGGATAAGCATTAACAAACTGCCGCTCCCGGATCTGCTTATAGTTGTCCCCGGTAAGATCTGCAATCGGGGGTTGCCTCTCGTAAAACCGTTGCATCGCCGCCTTAATCTTGGCAAGCGGAGGCGTTACCGTCCGCGCATAACTTGGCGGGTCATACGCGGCGACAAAGGCGAGGGCAAGGTAGCCACTCTGCACCTCACGCCACGCGAACTCCCAGCCGCCGGATGCGCGGATCGGCCCAAAGTTCTGAATCGTCGGGCCTCCGACAAGACAGCCGCGGTTCGGGAACTCCCGGCGCTCGTCCGTCGCGGCAAGCGGATCGGATGACCAAGTAAAAATGGTATGCGTCGACTCGATCCGGCGGGAGTCGGACACCGTAAAGCTGTAGGTAATCGCATCGACTTGCTGAATGCCGGTCAAATAACCGAGCGTCCAGATCGCATAGGTCGAGCCCCCATCCCGCGAGCATTCGAGCTTAGCACGACGGGACAAGAGTTGCTGACGAAACTGATTGTCCTCGAGCTTGTTCGTAATAAGGCGGACGGTGCCGGTGCCGTCGGTGCCTGTGACAATATCGGCGACCGTAACAACGTAGGCCCCGGATCGCACCGCGCCTGTAAGGAGATCGACCTCTTGCCCATCGCCGCTTGGCACATCGACGATGTACGGATTCGATCCGCCCCGCTGTGATGTGACGGTAAGATCCGGGGTGGTTCCGTTAGCCTGATAGATCGTGAACCGGAAAAGAACCGTCATTGACCGTGTGGCAGGGGGTTAGTAGATGCAGAGCATCGCGCCGGGGCTTGCCGCTATGTTGATTAGGGTGAATGACATAGAATACCGCAACTCCGCCTTGTCTTGCAGGGTGATGTCAACCCCGGCATCCGGCGCGAGGCAACAGGTCGCATAGGTTCGGGAGGCGGAGTCGCCGGTCGCCACGGAGACGGTGCCCCCGCCAAGGAGATGCGCCTCGAGGCGGAGCATAATCGACATCGAACTATTCGGGATGTCATTCATCGTAAAGCTCGCGCCGTAGTCGGTGCGGAATGCAAACTGATACCGAGCCCCGGTCCCTAGCGCGGTCACGGCGGGCCCGATCGGACGCTGAAACGGGGTCCAATCGGCAAAGCGAGAGCCGACCCCTCCGGCAATCGCGGTCATTCCGTTGTCAAGGGTTGCCGATGTCCCGTCATTAAACGTAATGCTTGCCATTACCCGATCCTCCCGCGGCTATTCGCCTTGGTTAGAAGCTCTTGCATCGCTCGCTGTGCCGTCGGGTCGTTCGGGCCAATAATCGTCACGTTCATCGGGGTTCGCGGAGCCATCCCTGCGGCGGTTGTCGCCGAGGTATTACCAAAGACAAGTTGCGTTGTCTGCCCCGCAGTACCGCGTGTACCGGCTCCAAAGCTCACAACCGAGGCGGCGGATCCTCCGCGACCCCCGCCCCCAAACGCGGCCCGGGCGACCCCTTTAAGGACGGCACCGGCGGCAATCATTGCAAGGGACGCGGCGACGGCACCGCCCGGGAGACCCGAGGCGAGGTAGTCAAAGATTCTCTGCATAAGCTGAGAAGCGACAAGCGACGCTTGCCCGAACTGTATCATCGCGTCGCCGAGCCCCGCGAGCAGGGAGGTTGTTAGGGCCATAAAGCCCTCCCCGATATTCCCCGTAGCGATTGCGTTCTCGATCCCGGCAATAATACCGGTTGTCAAGGCAGTCGAGATACTAAGGGCAAACTCATTTTGAATTTGCTCGCGTAGCTCGAGGGCCGCTACCTTCGCCTGATCGAGCATCGGCAGGGTTGCGGCCTTTAGCTTTGACAGGTCGACGCCAAACCCTGCGGCAATCCGCGGTTGCGCCTCGGCGGATTCCCGGGCCCGATCCGCCGCCGCCTGAGCCGCGGCCTCCCGACGGAGCCGCGCCATACGCTCGGACGGGCTCTCAAATGCCGAGATCCCGGCCCCGGGCCCCCCGAGGGGAGCCCCTCGAGCCAGAGCCCGCCCTGCCGCGCTTAGGCCCCCACCACCGGCACCGCCGACGACGGGGGGAGCGACAACAACAGGCTTTGCCGCTTCCTTGCGGACCCCGGCGAGTGACTCATAGATCCCGGTTTCCCAATCAGCCCACTCCTTCTGCTGATCGGCAAGCCCTTCGTCCATATAATCGAAGCCCTTAAGCCAGTTATCGATCGACCTATCGAACTCTGGCGTCAGGTTCCCCGTCAACATCGCGACAACCTTTACGACTGTCGCTCCGACGTTTGCAAGAAACTGATTAATCCGGTTGAGGATGCGAAACAGCGCAAGCCCCATATTTTTTATGCTTGCAAAAACACTCGAAAGGCCACCGACGATAATAACAATCAGGGTACCAACAGCCCCTGCAAGCGGCTGTAGAGCCGTTGAGAGGCCATTAATCGCAGTAACAAGCGGGGCGGTTTCGCCCGCGCTCGCCTCAAAGAGATTGTCAAAGTCGTTCTTAAGACCCTGCAACGCACCGCCGAGCGTCTTACGAGCGGCGGCGGCACTCCCGGCAAATTGCGTGTCAAGCTCTTTAAGGATGATCGCTTGCGCCTGAGCCGTCTGTCCGGTTTCGACAAGCGACTGAATCATCGCCTTCTGATCTTCGGTGAACTGAATGCCAGCTTTAGAAAGGGCCGCGGTACCGCGGATCGGATCGTTTAACGCCTTGCCGACTTGAATTGCCGCACCCTTAAGATCCCCGCCCATCGCTTGCGCAACGTTAAGCACCGCTTGCGTTGCCTTCGGAAAGACATCGCCCTGAATCTTCGTGAATGTAAGCAAGAGCGCTTGCGCCCCGCCGATCGCCTCGTCGTCAAAAACACTCAGGCGAGACAGGGCCTCGGCGTGTGCATTAAGGCTTTCAATACTCTGCCCCGCCGCGTTCCCCGTCGAGGTTAGGGCGGCGGAGAGTTGCGCCTGTACGAACTGCGCTTGCGCGGTTGCGTCAACGATTTTCTTAATCGTCGCGCCAATAGCGATAGCCCCGGCAAGCCGCTTTGCCGCGGAGCCAAGACCGTCAAACGCCTTATCGGTTTTCTTTGCTTCAGCCGTCGTATCCGCCATCGACGCCGACAGCTTCTTCATCGCCGCCTGTACGACGGCGGCTCCTTCTTCCTTTAGCTTGATTGAAAGCGCGTAAATGTCCATCGGTTACTGCGCCTCCGTGACAGGCTGTGCTTTTGCCATCTCTGCGGCGAGGGCCGTGAGTCGCTCCTTCGTATCCTTAAACATTTGCGACAACCGTCCCGCCGCCTTGAGGTACCGCGTCTCCATCTTCTGTAGATCTTGCGGCTGATGAAACGCTACTGCTACAAGCCCCGCTAGATCCGTTCGTTCACCGAGCCGCGTCACCGCGGCCTCCCGCTCGATCTCCCGAAGCTCTGCCCACATCCACATCGTAAGGGCAAAGCTCTGCCGTGCTACTTCGTCAATCCCCTGCCCCGTTCGGATCGCCGTCTCGACGAGGATCCGCCGGATATACTGCTCTGGACTCCACGCGACCGAGACTGCGGCATCTTCCCCGGTCGCGTCCGTCAGTTTTTTTCCGACCGCTCCTCTAGCATCGTCTCTACTTCCGTAATCTGCCCGCGAGTAAGCTGTACGAGCGCGGCGATCTGATCGACCGTTAACGCGGCAAGCTCACTCTCGGACAGATCTGGACACGATGCGTGAATCACATCAAGCAACGCCGCCAACATCGATGCCCCACCCGTATCGTCGTTCTGCAAGGCCGCGATACGATGAGCCGCGGCCCCCGTTAGGGGCTTTACAGTAACCTTCCGTCCGAACAGCTTCACAACGGGCAGTCGCTTCGGATTCGTCAGGGCATCGAGGTCGATAACGGTCATATCCCTTAGGCGTTAGTGAGGGCCGTGAGGTACTCGATCCGGTACGGCGCGGTGCCGGTCCCGTCGGTGTAGCCTGCCCAGCCGGTGTCGAGACGGGCCTCAACTTCGATCGCGATTGCGACCTCTTGCCCGTCCTGTGAGGTGACATCGTACTTCGTAATAATCGCGGACGGGAAGCGGACCTGAACGTACTTTGGCGAGGCCGTCGTATGCCCGCCGCGGAGCCAGATCGCCCGCACATCCGAGATATAGTCCCCCGCAACAAGAAGCGCACCCGCGGCCTGTGGCGCGTAGGACGAGGTAGCCCCGGTCCAGCCGCCGGTCGCGTTGACATCGGCCCCCGGCTCAAGCTGAGACACGCCACCGGCAACCAGCGCGGTCGCGGCGGGCGGGAGCGTAATCACGGTGCCGGAGATCTTTGGCATCTGCGACTGCTTGATGTCGAGGAGCTTCATCGGGGACCGCTTGCCGTCGAACTCGACGTTGCGGTAGGTGATGCCGGGGTCGAACTTAAGGCCCCCCTGAAAGGCACCATAGACGATGTTGCCGACGTACAGGACGCCGGAATCAAGGAGGACGCCATCCTTGAACTCTGAGGTAAAGCCAGTAAGCGGAGCGGTCATAGCAGTATCCTACGGTGAAGGGACAGGGAGAAAGTTAAGCGCGGGAGGTCAAAACAACAGGCCAGAGGTACAAGTCGTAGTTGCCCACAACAGCCACGACGGAGCTATCCGCCGGTTCAGTCATCTGGGGAACGGTCTGCCGCATCCGGGACCGACAGGCCATAAAGCCCGAGGTATTGGCAGTCAAGGCCGTTAGGCATTGGTCGACAATATCCATCGCCCCCTCGACAAGGGCGATCTGGCTATCCGGCTTTCCGACGCATTGTACCTCGAGTACCGCCGTCTCCCGGTACCCGTTATACCCCGGCTGACTAACACGGTCAAGCCGCAGGGTAATGTAGGGGAAGATCGGGCGCTCGGGTGCGGCCCGGATCCAGATCCGGGTCCCGACATAGTCGTTTAGCGTGTCGGTACTCGGGCTGGTATATGTCAAGAGGGCGTCCCGCAGGGTGCCGTAGATCTGCACCGTCGAGGCCGTCGACGGCAGGGTAAGGCTACCCGAGACGATATACTTTGGCAGGGGGGTCATAGAGCCTCCGCCTTAAGGGAGCGTGTCAAGACCCTAGCATACGCCTTGCCGATTGCATCGACGCTGTTAAGGGCGACCGGCTTAAAGATCTCGACGCGCTCATAGCGACGAGAAAACAGGTTGTGATGCCCAAGCTCCCACGCGAGGGCGATCTCGCCAACCGTGTAGGGGCGGGTCTTGCCAAGGCGGGTAAGCTGAACCGTAATGCCCTTCGGGATCCCGACAAGGGATGTCCACCCGTCTTGCGTCCAGATCGGGCGCTCCCGCTGAACGTGCTGAACGATCTGCGCCGTCGACCGGAACTTCTGGCTCGTATAGTACCCCTGAAAGAACCGCTTCTTGACGTTGCCCTCGTAGAGCGCGGCGGCGGCATCCGTCGCCTTGCGGCTCGCTTCCTTGTAGGCTCGCAAGAACTTCCCGGAGTTATCAGTAACCTTAATGCTCATTGCACAGCCCGGAGCGTTGACCGGAGACGCCGGAGCGCCTCTGCCGCGGTCTGCGCCGTCTCCGTAACGGTCTGCGCATTCGGGCCGATCCACCGGAGGGCGATTGCAACATCCCCGACAGGAAACGCCTCAAGCGATCCGCCATATTCGTGTACAAACGTATCGATCCGCGACCGATCCGAGGGCCAGAGGCCCGACCGTCGCACATCCTGTCCGCAAAGGGTGCGGGCGTCGTCGCCGTGCATCGTCACCGGATAAACCCGACCGCCGACAGGGTGAGGCTCGTCGCCGTGACCGCCGTCGTGTCCGTCTCGTTGCGGACAAACACCGAGATGGTGTCGTTCTGCAATGTCGGTAGCAGACCGGTAATCGAGAACCCGTAGCCCTTGCCGGAATCCGAGAGGACCGCCGAAACGTGAATCCCCGTAATCGCCACGCCGTTCTTGGCGAACGTAATGCCAAAGGTCTTGTTATTGGACGCACACACCAACTCAACGTTGGCGGTAATCAACAGCACTTGGTTAACCGCCTTCGTCGCCCGGATCTCGTTGTTCGAGGCCTGCGAAAATCCGTCCTGACCGAGCGTGGCGTCAAGCGCGGTCGTCCCCGCCAGCTTGTACCACGTGTCGGTCGCCGCAAAGGTCGTCTGCGCGGAGGCCGTAAGGTCAAGTTGCCCGCGGCTTGGAAAAAGGGAGACCACCGCATCCCGGATATCCTCGGGCGAGATGAGGCCGGTCGTGTTATCCGGGAGTTGCGCCAAGAGCGCGGCAAGGACCTTCGGGGTTTCAGCCATTAGTTATATCCCTCGTCAAAGCCAAGCGTAAATGCGCTCCCCGCGACGAGGAGATGCACCCCGTCCGCCACCGCGTCTGGATCGTTTGCGATAAACTCGGCATAGGCGGTCGGATCGACCTCCTCGAGCGTAATCTGTTTACAGCGCATCTGCCGCACTTCGTAGACGCCACGGACAAAATACAGTACCGTGCCGCCCTCCTCCTTAACGACACCGAACGGGTCGACGGCGACATCATCGGAGACGGTCGCGACCGCACTTGTGCGGCTATCGGTATGCGCCTCGGGAGCCCCGGCAACGGTAAAAGCGTTTGCCGTCGTATCGAGCCGCCCCCAATAGACGCCGAGCTTGGTATACAAAGGCCGCTGAAAGCCATAGGCCCCGTCGTTCGACCGGGAGTAGAACCCAAGCCGCTGATCGAGCAGACCCGGGGCAATATACATTAGACGGCGACCCCGAGCTTAAGCCCGCGGATAACCTTAAGGACACGGGCCGCGGTATCCCGAGAGACATCCCAAGAAATCGTCGTCGCGGCACTCGTCTCGCTACTCGCGTTCGGGGTCCGCTTCTGATAGAGATCCGCGGCAAGATCGAGGATCGCTTGCGAGATAACCGGCTCCCACGCCGTATAGAACTGCGACAGCGAGAGGCCGACGTTGGCGGTAACGGTGTACCGGGGGTTAGAAAAGCTGTAGGTGTCACCCGAGTAGATAATGCCATTCTGCCCGTCAACCCAATACTCGGTCGATGGCACAGTAACGCCCTCGACATCGACGATACTGGTCACGCTAATCGGGCGGCGGGGGAAGACAATCGAGGTCACGGGGCGATCGGCGAGGGTCTCGCACCGATCGATATACGTCTGCGAGACTGCCGTAATCGGGCAGTCGATCCACAACTCTAACTGCCCCTGCGCCCGGGCCAGCAGGGCTGTGAGGAGCGTGTTCTCCGCGTTGGACTCTATGCGGAGGTAACTCTTGAGGTCTGTAACGGTTGGGAGAGCCACGCGAACCTCAGGACAGTCGGAGAGAGGAACAGTCTACAATGCCAACCGGCAGAGCCGCGGGGGAGGATCCCCCCACGGCCCTACCGTGCCACGGCTTACGCCGCGGGCTCGTCAAGCACAACGAACGGCGAGTGCGGCATCACCTTGTTGCCAGACCCGTCGACCTTGTACGCGAACGTGCTGGTCGGGAGCGGAATGCCACCGGCGCGAGCGACGAAGCGGTAGGTCGTGATGTCGTCCGTAAACTTGTAGTGAATCGAGGACTCGACGGTAAGGGCCTGACGCAGACCCATCGCGTAGAAATCCGGGTTCACCAACGCGATGTCGGCCTCGGTCCCGAGGGTCGGGAGCAAGTCCGTAACGATCACCGGAAGCCCGAGGAGGGTCGCCGGAGCGCCATCGCGGAGGTTCGGGAGGAACGTCACCATCGTGTTGTTGGTCGTCTGCAGGGCGTAGAGCGCGGGGAGCGAGTACCGCGAGATCATCCACACCGAGCGGGGGCCGACCGTGTGTTGCTTATACATCGAGAACATATCCGCCGCCGAGAAGGTGTTTGCCGAAGCGCGGGCAACCTTGATTAGCGCGGTGTTGTTGGTGTTAAAGGCACCGAGCGGCTGGCTCGAGCCGGTGCCGTCGATGGTGATGTCTTCGTTAATCTTGTTAATCGCCTGTCCACCGACCGCCGAGGTAACCTCGGACGGAAGCTCGCCGGTGAAATCGTCACCGAGAAGCTCGTCGCCGAACTCCGTGATCGCGGCATACTTATACATCGTAAGCACGCGCTGACCGAACGACGGCTCGCGGGCGGGCTTGGCGGAGCCTTCGCCGACGATGGTCACGTTCGCGATCTTACCAGCCATCGGGCGGTTAAGGGTGGACGTACCCTCGTCCTGCAGAAGATACGGAATCCGAAGTGAGCGTCCGGGGACATTGTATCTCCGGGCGATCTGAAACATCCCGGCCTGCGTGTTCGCGGTCGAGAAGATCTCCGGCACCTGCGTGAGCGGAAGGAGGTACTCGCCACCGTTGGTCGAGCCGGTGATAGTGCGGGTCATCAGGTCGACACGCTTAAGGCACTCGGCCTCGGTCGCGTTCGCGGGGCCCTTTGCAACGGCGCGGAGGTAGGCACCGATATTGCGGAAGCCGCGCTTCAACTCGCGACGCACCTCATCCTGAGCGCCCTGCATCCCGGAGAACTCCGGGCCGTGCGCGTCAACGCGGACGAGGCCCTCGTCGCCGCCCTGACGGGCGATCTCAGCATCGGCGGTAAACTCAGCCGCCGCCGCCGCCCGCATCTCGATGGCGCGGATATCAGCGGTGCGCTTCTCGACTTCCTCGGGGGTAAACGAGGCGGTCGTGTCCATCAGCTCGCCACGGAGCTTGTTGGCCTGCTCGCGAAGCTCGTTCGCGGCACGGTTCTTGGAAACCAGCGTGTTCTTCATTGTCCGATCCTAGTGGGTAGTGTACGTCGAGCGAACAGCCGAGGCTCGCTCGGCAAGGGAAGCATACCGAACCGTTGCCTCGGTCGAGGAGGGCGTCTCAATCACGACAGGCGTGACCGGGGAGGCCGTCTCGGTGCGGGTTGGCGGAAGGTAGCGGGACAGCACCGCGTGGCGTTGACTCTCGGAGAGCGCATCCAGAGTAACGCGAGCGGCAAGGGTAAGGAGGTCGTCATCCGTGCGCTCGGAGACTACTTCCTCAACATCGTTGCGGGCAGAGGCGATCTCTGCGCCGGGAACCGCGGGCATCGGGGTAATAGATACTTCCCGCAGTTCGATTTCTGTAAAGCGTTCCACGGTTTTATTGTCAACCGTCACCATCTCGGAGGCGCGGGGGACAAAGCCGATCGAGAAGCCCGTCGATGCGCCCGAGGCAAGGACCGCCTTGACATACTCGAGAGCCGATCGGCCCTCGGCGGTGTCAAAGATGTCAGCGGTCATAATCAGCGCGTCACCGGCGTCCTCCATCTTGGTTACGACGCCAACGTGCGCCTTTGAGGTCCGTTCGTGATCCATTAGGAGCGGGACCTTGCGGGCGGCAACGCGCCCGTCGACCGATCGCTTGGCGCACTTTCGGGCGAACATCGTCCCGTAGGAGTCGACGACCTCGTATGTCAGGGCGACCCCAGAGACACGGCCCGCAATCCCTGCGGGCAGTTCGGCCTCGGCGCGGATCTCGAGGGCCGCGTCGGTAAGGTGCCAGACGGTCGTGCGGGGGGTCTTAGCCATCGTTACTCCTTTGGCGCGATGTCAGGCTTGTCAGCGGTAGCCGGAGCGATTTTTCTGGCAAGGACGGTTGCGGCCTCAGCGACCTGTAGCCCGCCGGTCTTAACGGCAAGGTCAATAAGTTGCATAAGGGCGGCGGCTTCTTCCTTCGACAGTTCAATCGCGGTCATCGGTTCCTCTGAGAGTGGTAGGGACGGCATTATGCCGGTTCATCGCTGTAGGCCAACACGCACCGACAGTTAATAACTTCGTCTGCATCGCCATCCGGGTCAAGCGGATACATAAGGCCGTTCGACTCGAATGGCTGATCGATTGGGATGCTTCCTTCGCCCATACAAGCCGTGTGTGTGTCGCGGGTCTCCTTGTCAGAGAATGCGAGCCACTCCTTCGACCGATAGACATCGCCCATCTCTTGCGCCTGATCCCACGACCCCTGAGATAGCGCCCCGGCGGACTCGGTTCGGGCAATCATTGTAGCGCGAACGTCCATCCGTTCCTCACCATAGACGGCCCGGGCGACGAGCCGGGATGCCTCGGTAATGGTAAGACCAGCCCGCTCGGATGCGACAAGGACGGAGACCACCTCATCAGCCGTCGTGCCCCCGACCCGCTCGGCAAGCTTTTGGGCGCGGCGGCGGATCGCGTTTTCAACGCTTGCGACCGACCGCTTGGTAAGGCCAGACTCGACGGTGTCCGCGGCAAGCTCGGCCCCGACCCCGGCGACCTCGGTAGCCCCAAAGCCGTAGCTCTTGGCAATATGCGGGGTAAATGACTCGTTCCAGTTCTCGTCGAAATCGCCGTTTATCGAGTACGCCTGACGCACCCGCTGGCGAGCCTCGGCATAGTCGGAGGCGTTCGCGATGCTCTTGCTTACCTTCGGGCGCTCGGCGCGGAACAGGGCCTCGGCAGTCGCCTTGTAGGTCTGCTCGGTGCGGTCAAGCTCTTGCATCGCCCGCTCGTAGATCCCGCGCTTACGGGCCATCTTCGGGTCGATCGGGGCGTCGTTCCGGTCCTTGAGCTTTTCCTTTTCCTTGCGGATAACAGCCCGCATATGATCGAGCCCGCGGTCGCCGACGGCGAGCC